TTTTATGTCAAAATTATTTATAAATGAGTCAGAAACATCTCAAATACGTAAAATGTATTTAATAGAGAATGAAAGTGACAAAAAAGACGGTACTAAAATGAGGGCTAGCCAAAACTTTTGGGACTTTATTAAATTTGAAGAAGGTGACCCAAAAAAACCAATTGGTAACATAAAAGAACCTTTATTAAAGGCGTATAAAGACACTAGTGATGTGTGGACAATAGGTTACGGTCATACCGGTAAAGACGTAAAAGCGGATTTAGTTATAAATAAAAAACAGTCCTTAGAATTACTTTATAAAGACGCTTCGGAAGCTGCCGATTGTGTTAGAAGATTTTTAGGGGAATGGAAAGATAAGGGATTAAAAACGTATATGATAACTCAAGGACAGTTTGATTCTTTAATCTCATTAGTTTTTAACACTGGATGTGACTCAGTTAGAATGTCAAGATTTATACAATATCTTAAATCAGGTCAAAATAAAAAAGCAGCAGAAAGTATTCTATTATATAAATCCTCAAATGATGGACTTAAGAGTAGAAGAAAAAAAGAAAGTAATATGTTTATATCATGAAAAAGTTAATTAAAGAATCAGGATTAAGAAATATCGGAGATTTATCTAAAAGATATCAGAAAGCTAAAATATATTTTCATCAAGACTTAGACGGGGTAACTACCGCTTTGGCTATGAAAAATTATTTAGAAGATAATGGAATTAAAGTTGTTGATTCTGAAATAATACAATATGGGGATAAGGAGTTTGCGGTTAAGAAACAAGATGCGAACGGAGATACAATGCCAGTTTTAGTGGACTTTGCTCACGGTAAACCAATGTTTGTCGTACATACTGACCACCATGATAGTCAAACAGGAGTTGAAGGTGATACTTCAACATCTTTTAGGTCTTCACGTTCCAATGTTGAAACGTTATCTCAAATAATGTCACCTAAAGATATATTCACTTCAGATGATATTAGATTAATATCTACAGTCGATTCGGCTGATTTTGCTAAGTACGGTTTAAAACCACAAGATATTATGAATTTTGTATTTAAATTACAAAAAGATAAGTCACTTCAAAAAAACAAAATGGCCTTAGGGTTAGCAACTAACAAACTTATGTTAGCTTATAAGAACAAACCAGGTTTTATGGAAGATTTAGTAATGACATCTCAACCGTCACTTTTAAACATATTTCAAAATATTAATAGATTGGCGGCAGAAAAAGGGTACGCACTACCTGAAGAGATGGCGTTAAATCAAAAAGACTATGTACAAAAACAAAAAGATAGTGAAAAAGTTTATGTTGATGATGGAATTATAGTACAATACGGAGGTGGTTCAATGTTTAAACCAGGTTCTTATGACCGTTATACTCCATTCAAAAATAATCCTGAAGCTGACTTTATAGTAATTGCATGGCCAATGGGGTTAGTACAAGCTTCATGTAACCCATTCAAGGGAGAGAGAGAATTGAAAGGTGTTAACTTAGGTGATATAGCTCAAGAAGTATTAAGTAAATGGGAGAGTCAATTAAAGGAAAAGATAATTCCTTTATCAACTATAAAATGGATATCGGAGGGTAATAAACAATTTGGTGAGGAATCAGTTGGTTTTACTAATGCGGATTTAGAGGCCTTTTATGGTGATAAGGTTCGTTCAATGGATGGTGGAGATGAGTATATGGAGAAATTAAAAGACATCATGGACAAACCTTCAAATAGTTTAACTGAAGATGAGTGGGCAATATTAGATAAATTAGGTGTACCAGCATGGGAAATGATTCAAGCTAACTCAGGTGGACACAAATGTATTACAAATATATCCGCATTAAATTACTTTGGAAGAGGAAAAAGAAAACCTGAAGGTAAATATAAATACAATAAAGATAAAGGTGATTCACCCTATGTTAAGTTTGTTAAAATGATTCAAAAAGAATTCGTAAGAAAACTTAAAGAAAAAATTAATGAGTCTAAAGGATTAAATGAGTCGGTTTTAAATGAGGCAATAGGTTTCATATTTCCAATAGGTAATGAAGAATTTAATGTAGGTTATGACGAATCTGGTTTAGGTAGAGGTAAAAAAAAAGTATTAGATAAAGACGATGCAATTCACAACAGTGATTATGGTTCAGGAGATGCTAAACATCAACACAGAGGAGGCCATTTAGGTATTGATATATTCTCACCTAAAGGTACACCTCTAATTTCAGCAACGGATGGTGAAGTAATTAAAGTCAGAAGAAAAGATAGAGGTGTAGGGGGTAAAACTGTTAGTATACTTACGAATGGTATTGTATACTATTACGCTCATTTGGATTCCGTATCTAATGAAATTAAAAAAGGTGAGGAAATTAATAAAGGTACGTTTATTGGTACTGTGGGTGATAGTGGTAACGCTAAAGGAACTCACCCACACTTACATTTTTCTATGTATGAAAAAAGAAATGGTTATAAAAGAGGGACTATTGACCCTTGGCCATTTTTAAAAGATAGTCTTGATGGGGGGGAATTAATTGTTATTGAACCAGACCAAGTAGTGGATAAAGTTGAAGGAACAATTACTCGTGAAGATTTAAGTATTAACGATATAGTAAAAAACGGAGATAATTCTGAATTAATATCAAGAGGTTCACAAGGTGAGGGTGTTGAGGAAATACAAAAAATACTTGATAAAGAAGGTTATGATTTAGGTGAAGATGGTGTAGACGGAATCTATGGACCAATTACAATGAGAGCGGTTAAAAAGTTTCAAAAAGATAATGGGTTAAATTTAATTGATGGTATAATAGGAATTGAAACCTCAACAGAATTTAGTAAACACTAATAGTATTAAAATAAAGAGAAGGAGACATCGTCTCCTTTTTTTATGCCTTGTTCTTCACAAAAACCACCAGACACCTCTAAAACTTTATCCCCAAATCCTTGATATGACTCACAATTTTTCTTATTATTACATGGTTGACAGTTAGAATGAACTTCTGTGATGGTAGTTCCATTAATGAAAATAATGTCTAAAGGTATGATACAATTAAACATCCAAAAACTTTGATTATCAAGTTCAGGCATGAAAAATAACATACCATCAAAGGATTCGTCAAATCTTTTTCCCATCATCCCATCAGTTATGGATTTTTTACTGGAAGAAACTTTGACTTTTAAAATATTATTTTCTATGATTACTTTCATACTAATAAATATCGAATAAAACTAATAATGAAAAAATACGCAGGAATAATCGTAAGATGTGATAATAAGGTGTTGCTTTGTAAAAGAAATTCACAAACCATTTTACCTGGTTTTTGGTCTTGTCCCGCTGGAAGTGTAGAAGAAGATGAGCCAACTAAAGACGCGGCAATAAGAGAATTCATAGAAGAAACTGATTTACCTGTGTTAGGTGATATAGAGTTTGCGGCGGTAATAAAAAGATATAATCGAGATGGAAGTAAAGTTAAAGGTATGTTTTATACCTACCTTATGGATGTTGAAGAAGAAATGTTTCCTGATTTAGAAAATGCTTATGATGGGGACGAACACACGGAATGTGGGTATTTTGGTAAAGATGAATTACCCGAACCAATGACAAAACAATTTAATAAACTTATAAATATAATTTTAAAATGAACAAATTAGCAAACATGTTAAGAACATCTGCACAAGCAGATAAAGCAAAGGCATTATTATCACTTGAATTACTTGGTAATAAAGCAGTAGGAATCGGAGACCACTCAACAGGTGACTTCTATAAGAACGCGGAAGAGGCGTTAGTGATGTTAGTAGATGCAGATGATAGATTAGGTGCATTAGATAAATACTTTGATTCTCATGGGATGATTAAGGGTTAAACTTTAATTATTTTAGTACAAAACACAAAAAAACCTCTAAAAGACTTGTCTGAGAGTAATTTTTTTGTATATTTGTATTAACTTTAAAGAAAACGGGCATATTTATATTTTACCCTACAGATTATTCTGAAAGTTTTTTTTAAAATATTTGACAGATTAAAATATTTGTTGTATGTTTGTCAAACAAATCAGTAAGAGTACTGAAGACGTTCTTTGAAAATATTAGTAAGTGTCACCTTAACCATCACAGTTTGTGAAAGGAATACAAAAGATTAACCCCTTTTTCTTAAACGGTTAAGTATGACATTTGACGGCGGTTTAGCGTCGTTAGATAACCCCAGCAATGGGACTAAAGGGATTGAAACGAGAATAGTACATCGTGAATATTCGCAGAGTTTACTCTGACAACTAAACAAAGTGGCTACGGTCAAGACCCTAAGGGCAACTGCTAAAGGGACTAGACCATTCTGAATCCGTGGAATATCAGAGTTGAGATAGTGATATCAATAGGAAAAGCTACAGGTGACGGTTCGACACACCCTGTCAGGTGTTGTAGGGCTGAGTACCAGTACAAAGGGATTCCGATACGATAAGTTAACGTATTCCTGAAGTACCGTAAGTTGACAGACTTACAGAGAGGTGTGAAGCATTTTGTTTTCAAAAGAAACGAAACTTCTCCCGAAGCACATCTTTCTCATTTCCATTGTTACTTTTAACTAAAACTAAAAGAGAGCAAAAGTTCTTCGGGCGTTGACAACGAAAGGTGTCTAACACTTCGAGTCAATAGACTAACGAAGTCATTGGTAGACTGCAAGTCTCCTGATGTCAATTATTAAATACCTGGTGGGATGGCCGTCCCTTAGTGAACTCGCAAGGTTTGACAGAGTAAAGTAGTGGTTGAGTAGTTGTTAACGAAAAGAGTGGTTCACTCAAATAACCGACACTGACTTGATACTTTCGGCAACGAGAGTGGATACATGAGCAACCGATATAGGGTAATCTCACTAAAGACAAGTCGACATAAACGTATAATCTCACAGACATGAGCATTAAAAGTGAAAATAAAATACAGATAATTGGTGCTAGAGTTCACAACTTAAAAAACATTAATGTTTCAATTCAAAGAAATAAACTTACTGTAATTACAGGCGTATCAGGTTCTGGAAAATCATCCCTTGCTTTTGACACGCTGTATGCAGAAGGTCATAGAAGATATATTGAAAGCTTAAGTTCATATGCAAGACTATTTTTAGGAAGAATAGAAAAGCCTGACATTGATGATATAAAAGGGATTTCTCCCGCAAT